TGCATGCGTACGCGTGCAGTTTTAAATTCCGATTTGTTCATTTTATTTATTTATTAATTTGTTTAATCTTTCGATATCCTTAGTGTTGTCGATAACGACATACTTTTTCTCAATGGTTTCAACAGTGTCTTTGGAGTCAAAGATCTGCTGAATGGCTTCGTCAGATAAGTCAGCTTTTCGTGTGACATATCGAATTTGGCTCAACCGTTCCATTTGTTCGGGTGTGCCTTTCTCTTTTACTTCCTGAATAGTCATTTTATTATTAATGATTTGAGTTTGTATATTGTCTTTTACTTCACGTGTAGTAGCATTAGGATCTGCCGGAACGCCTACCAAGGAAATTTCCAAAGGCTCCCAATCGGTTGCCCTGAACGTCTTGGTATCTCCACTGTTATCTTTTGTTTCTGTTAATGCATATATCTGATAACCAACTGAAAAAGAAGATAGAATACCGTTCTTAATATCATCTTTCATTTGTTGGTCCATGCGTGCACCAAACGTTATTATCCCTGTAGCTTGTTTATTCTTGTATTGAATATTAGTTACTTTGCCAACTTGCTGAGTAACATCATAAGAATTGTGATTCAGGAATAAAGGCAAACCCTGATCCGACCGTTGGCCGCGAATACTCCTTGAATCAATAGATAAAACTTCATTATAATTACTTTTCTGCCCAATAGCCCAACCCGGACGTAAAACAGGCTCTTCTGTAGCGAATATAATGTTCACAGAATTGTTTTCGTCCGAAAATGTTCCCGGTATCGGAGCCGCGCGATTATAAAATTTATGAGTTTGTATTGTTGCCATACTCTCTTTTTTAATACTTACGTTAGGCTGAATCTGACGGCACTTAAACTTTTGGTTGTTGTGTTGGAACTTCCCCTTTAATTTTTGCCGAATCGATAGGCGCATTATTACAGCTCATAAAAGCTTGGTCGCCGCCGTCAACCGGCAATCTACCTTCCCGTTGACGCCATTCGTTTGTCGTGTACACTCCGGCAGCAATTGTTTGTGAGATATAGTCGCCCTTGACCGAATAATCGGCAGCATAAAAGGCATCTAAATCAAACTTAATCGCGTATTTTCCTGAAAAAGAGCGTGGAATTAGCTTTGCCTGAAATTCATTCTCGAATTGAGATACTAAAGGCTGCAATGTGCTATTGATATAGCCAGTTTCAGCCGTGGAGCTTGCTTTATAGTTTTGGCTTTGCCCTGAAAAAACTTTATCCGGGTGAACGCCAAAAAATCTGCAAATTTCAAGCACGCTAAATCTCTTACTGTCCAAAAGTTGCAAAGCAGCCGGGTCAAGGGACAATGCAACAAATTTCATTGTGCCGGGCAAACGTGAAATTCTTTGCCCGGACGAAAATTCACTGTTGATTCTCTCCATTACGGTTTTAAGTTGCGCGTCCTGATTTTTCCCCAATCCTTTTGTTACTGTTTCGTCACCGGTAATAAAGCCCCTGAGAGTTGAGCCGGGAGCAAACATATCTTTCTGTTGATTATCAGCTTCTCGGGCGATTCCCAATACAGTCGCGGCATAATGTAATGTTGATATGCCGTTGTAACCACCATCTAAACTCATATTTTTTAAATGGATTATCTCATCAGAATCAAAAACCCCGTAAATGTGATTAATAGAATCCGCCACAGAATAACTATTATTGTATAAGTTGTAAGTGCACGAGCCGGGAGATATCAACGTCAAGTCAACCAAATTACCTGAAACGAAATTCGGATATATGTAAGCATTTCCGTACATCAGCATGTGTATAACCGCATTACGCTTAAAATCGAACGCATTTTGGCGCTCATTTGGCTTTATCTGCAATAAATAATTGATAGGATTACTATTGTCAACCTGCCTATAACCGTTTTTTACGGTATAAATCTGTATAGGTAAGCGACCTATATCCTTGCTTAAAATGTCAACGCAGCGATAAACCGCGCTTATTTTCATAGCCAAACTCGGCTGTCTGACTTCCATACCATTACCTGAGGCATCCCAGGGCCATTCGGTCACAACGCCATCGCGCTGAAACTTCTTTTTGGAGAAAAAATTTCTTATATTCATCTTTCAAAATTATTAAATTCTATAAATGTCATTATTGATGTTATCGCACCGTCTATCTTATGATAGCGCTCGCGCTTAATTGGCTTCCTATTTTCAAGTCTGTCTTCGTCTATAACACAATTACCGAAACACCACGCGATAATCGGATTTGGCTCAAATGTTACCCTACCGGTATGTATTACAATTTCTGCCGTCTCAACACCGCCTGTAAAATTCCCGTAGGTCTGTGAAATAGGTTTTAAAAAATCTTTCGCTCCCATGGCCGAGAGCATATTGATAAATTCCATTGATTTATAAGGGTCATAACCTATATTCATAGCGTTCATATATGGAGCTGTAGACATGATGTCTCTGGCTATAGCGTCATAATCAATGACATCGCCCTTAAGCAGTTTCAAGTAATCTTTTTCAGCCCATTTTATATACAATTCCTTGTTCGGATGTCCATTTAAAGCTCCTTCGGGAAAATAGAAATCAGTTTTAATATGGAAATTACGCGTATTGTCGTCATATAGATTGTATGAAACGGCCGAAAAGTCGTCACAAACAGAAAGGTCGACAGCTATCATAGCTAGATAATCAGATGTCGATTCGTTTATTTCCAGGTGTTTGAATAATCTTTCTATTTCGGCGCCGTCAATCCAAACTTGATTAACAGGTTGTACGAAGATATTCAGATATTTAGTTCTGAATTTCGCCATCGCATCCGCCGACATAAGCGCGTTTTGATATTCGATTTGGTAGAAATCAGGCTGCACTGTAATGCCTAGATGAGGTTGTACTTTATACCATGTGTGTGGATCGCTTTCTTCATCATCAACATCTGGTTCAAAAATACTTGCAAAGATTCTATCATTTTCTTGCTCGCCGCGAAGAATTGACTTATACGGATTAAGCGTGTCAGTAATAAACGGCCCATTTAATTTGTCAGATGCCGTTGTTATGATTACCGTAAGAGGATTAGTTCGAACGCCCATTGAAGACGTTAGCACGTCTTTTAGCTCAGATGTTCGTGCTTGAGAATATTCATCTAAGATTACAAGTGACGCGTTTAATCCATCCAGCTTATCTGGCTTATTCGCCAAACATTCTATAAAAGATTCCTTGCCCCCGATTTTAGGCGTTATAATTTCACGGTTGGTTTTAAAATGGATCGATTTTCTGTCAAGCGCCTTTAGAATCCCCTTTATCTCACGAAAACATATTTGTGCTTGCTTATAAGTGTTTGACGCCGTATACGCCTGCGCATTGTTATCACCGAACAACATATCGTATATGGCCAAAGATGCTACAGACGTGGTCTTGGAAAATTTGCGTGGTACAAATAAAAGAGCTTCACGGATCAATCTTCGAGTTTCATCAACGTAAAAGCCCATAATGTTAGCGAACTGGAACACTTGGATTGGTGTCATTTTATATTTTTGCCGTCCTTTTGTCCCAGAGAATTTAAGCGATTCATAAAAGGTAATGAACGCTTTTACCTCATTTATTTTAAACAAGTAAATATCCAAGAAGTGGAAAAATCGTTTAAGGGCTAATAGTTCATAAAGGTTGTGGTCGTCAGGATTATTGATTAATCCATACGAATAGATATTAAGTCTATCATCTATTTCGGATAAACAATATTTACCAACCTGTATTATTCTTAGTTCATCAATCACTTTCTTTTTATATTCTACAAGTTCTTGTTTATCCATTATCTTTTTCCAAAAGAATTTTCTTTGTCTTGTTTAACCTCTCATCTTCGACCTTATTAATCAATTGCGCAAAATCATCATTCTCGGATTCAGGTTCTATTGTTGCCCTAGTCAGCCTCAGTTCTCTCATATACTTTCTCGCCTGTTCGGCTGAGTTGTACATAATCATATAATTTGGATTATAGACATATCTGTCGAAGCCCTCACGTGATTTTTCCGTTATAACCAAGTCTTGAAGCTCTAAAGTCGATAATGCTTTATGAAAAGTATATAACGAGCCGGCCGCAAGAGAGATAGTTATATCCAGCGCGTGGCTGTAAGTATTTTGCGAAACCAACGCTTTTTTTAGCATTTTTTCGATGCCTTTTACGCTATAATCTTTCATGCAAACTTTTTCAATACGTTGTTTAGTCGGTATTTGACGGCTTTTTTCAGTTTACCCCCACGGCTCAAAAATAACTCGCGAGAAAATGTGGGGGTAAGCGTGGGTTTCGGCTACTGACGGGGCTATTTAAAAAACAGCGCCCACTACCAGGGAGTTTCAACTGGTCAACAATACTATTGTTAATAGCTTTTAACAGGAACAAAAAAGAGGTCAAGCAGCCGTTAAGCCACTTGACCTCTTATGTTGATTGATTATAATTCTATTTGCTGTTATCTGGTCGGCAACCACCTGCATATCAGTTTTTGAAATATTTGCAGTTATAGTTCACCTCCTTTGTTGATAAGGTTAAGTATCTCGGCTTTCTTATAATAAAGCTTTCTACCTACGTGGAAAGGTATTAAAAAGCCTTTCTTTTGCCACCTATACATTGTCATTTTTGTAACATTAAGCACTTTACACGCTTCCTTTGGTGTGTAATCATTTTTTATTGAGACTGTCTTACCATCATTAGATGCTTCCTTTGGTGTGTAATCATTTTTTATTGAGACAGTCTTACCATCAAGTAACCCAGTAATAGCGCTAAAGCTATCATCGACAATATCGATAATAATGTGGTTGTTTTCAACTGTAATCGTTGTGGCTTTCACGGAGTTAAGCTGTAATTTTTTAGTAGCGATAATATGCGATGTCATATTAGCGGCACTTCTGCCATTTGCTTTTGTTTTAATTAAATCTCTCATATTAAATTTCCTTTACTAAGTTCAATTATTAATGCATTTAATTTATTTCTTATATCAAGAATGTCATTGAGGTATTCTTGTAAGTTATCAACTCTGTATTGTACAAGGTTTCTTTGTATCGAATCAAGATGTGCAGAAATATTGTTAATACTTTGTATGCATTCAATACTTGCCTCTCGACTTAATCGCCCTGGAACTGGAGCATTTGCTGCAAATAAAATTGCGGCTTCTTCAACCGTTTGTCTGTGAAATAATGTCATAATTCTTTTAGTTCTTTTTCAAGTTTGTCAATAATAGATATGATATCCCTTTCAATAGTGCTGTGGAGTTCTTTAAAATTACAGAGGGAATATTAGACCCAATTATATTGTAACTAATATCTTCAATAGTCCCAATATATTCTTGCCTTCCATCACCAGTTTTATATCCGATTAATAGTTCATCTGGCTTGGAATTTAAATTGTTAAGCTTTTCTTTATATATACTTATTAATACTAATAAGTCATTACCTCTTTTTAATTGTGTTTTATTCATTGTTTTATTCTTTTAATTATAAATACTTTTCAATAAATCTTTTAGTTTGTCGCTGCCTGTTGGCTTTGACGTTTTCCTTAGTATGGCTAAACATTTTCTTATGTATGTCAGCGTGGCATATGTGGCATAAGCTCATTAAGTTGTTCATGTCAAACATTAATGCTTGCATCTGTCTAATATCATGTGCACTTTCTACCGGTATAATGTGGTGAACTTCACATGCGGCGGTTGTTTTGCCGGATTCTAAACACTCTTCACATAGTGGTTGTAGCTGCAACTTCTTTAACCGCAAGCCACGCCACCTTTGGGAATTAATCATTCTAATGTAGTTCTTATCTCTACTCATATCTTTACCATACATTTTCGAGCGATGTCAGCCATCCAATTACAACGACCGTTACATTCGCCATAAGTATATTTGCCTCCATAATGGCAAAGCCCGTTTTCTTTGTTGGGACATCGTTTTATTTCTTTGTTATAGCGAGCTTGTTGCCACTTTTTGATTTTCTTTTTAAAACCGCCAATGTCATATACTTTGCCTAGAGCATTTTGATATGTAGGCTTTAATCCTTCAGTCAATTTGCTGAATTGTTGCCGATTAATTTCATGTTGTTTGACGCGCATGAAACCGTCTTCCCCCTTATGTAGTGTACATAAGCCGTATATTTCATCATCAAACAATTTGTTTTGTGTTATAAGGCATGTTATCATTTTGTTATTATTTTATTGTTTAAATGCTTATTTTGTAAAATAGAGAAATACGACACTTTGATTATATTTCATCCTCTTTTTCGTACTTTATCTGACTATTTGATTTTCTGAATTTCATACCCTCTCCATATTGCGGAGCTTGAACATCTGAAAGGTCGTCAAATGTTTGTTCAATTTCGCTTTTTTTTTCTTTGAATAATTCACCTTGCCGAGGAATATGTCCTAATAATTTTTTAATTGAATCGATATTAAATATTTTCTTAATCTCCGCGGGCAAAGGCTCTTCCGAGTAAGTTGAATCGGTTGCCTTTAAAAAGCAGTGGACTAAATACTGCAATAGGTCATAATAACTCCGAAAGTGATAAGCTTTAGCGATAGAGTTTAAACGTCTATATTGGTCTAATGTTATTCGCGTATCAATTTTTTTTAAGTTGATTTTCTTTCTCATTTTCTTAAATATTTTTGTTCTAAATCTTTATTGTAGATAACTTTCCCGTCTTTGTCAAAATTCTTTCCAGCGTTTGGAGTTAATGTTCTTTTTGTGTATTGGACTTCTACTCATCTTATTATTTCTGGATTTTCTTCCATCTCTTTTAAATGCTGCTCAAAAATAGGATCACCTGCTTCATTTTGCCCTGCTAGTCTATTTATTATTTCTCTTTTAAACCAAAAACGTTTGACCGGCA